AAACGAATCGAGCAGGACCAATCGGACCGTGGGCATCGCCAAGCGTAAGGATAGCGGAAGCGATTGCGTTGGTTAGCTGCGCGCTGCCAAAGAAAGCGTTCACCGCAGCGCCAGAACTGGCGTTCTGATTGTTCCGAGCCGCCATGTCGTGCGCGTCAAATACAGCTTGAAGCAACTCCAGTTTCTTTGGAGTCACTTCTTCCAGCACAAAGTCGATGTTGAGCTTTAGAACCATTGCGAGAATCCACCGCCGTTTAATCCGACGCCAACCATGCGGATCGTTGCAACCGCGTCACCTAGGTACTGCATCGTCTGCTCTTGCACAGCTTGAACAGCCTTTGCTTCGTAGGCCACTGCTTCCTGAATCAAATCGTTCTCTTCCTTACGAATCGCCATGACCATCAGCTTGATGGCGTCCGGCGAAGGCGGAATAAGGTAGTCATTGGCGCTTGTAGCGTTGATATGACGCATCTTCGCCATGACCGTCACCGGCTTGTCCTCGTCGTTGTTGCAACGATCCGTCAGGTAACTGCGGCGGTATTGCGGCAAAGTTTCATCAGGGTCGTAAACTGCCAGATCAAGTTCCAGCAACGTCGTTGCATTGTACTCGTACAAACGACTAGCAGTGTTCGTCGCATCGCGAATGACGCCGCTCAACGAGATAAACTTCTTGGTGGACTGAACGTACGGCAAAGCAAGCGTCAGCTTCTCTCCGTCAATCCACACGCCACCGGACTGAGTGCGAATCCAGTTTCCGTTCTGATCGACTCCTTGGAGCGTGATGGTCTTGCCAACGTCAGAAGCGTCACCGGGATAGACTCGCAGGTAGCTGTTGATGCCGCCGGACATGTCTCGGTAAGAGACGACGGTGCCACGATCAACAAGCTGCTTGCCGACGCATGCGCCGTTTTCTCCTCCAAGAAGTCCGTATCCAGATTCTTGAAATTCGAACCATTGATTGCGAACCGTTCCGACTCCGCAGCAATCGGCCACAGACTCGATGGTTTCAATCTGACGCGGCCAAGTGATGCAACCGCCTACGGTGTGAATCGTGAAACGTCCGTACGCTCCAGCCCACAGACCCTTGTGTAGAAGCCTTCGACACGCTTGATTGATGTAATCATAAACGCGCTGATCATCGACACATGTGCCGATAACCCGAGCGATGGTCGAGCGAATGTCCTGAACGATGAGCTTCATTTGGTGTAGTAGACTCGGGATGTTCGCTTGATGAAGTAAACACCGTAGAACGGAGGAAGGTTGTTGTGGGCAACATCTCCTCCAGTTGATCCAGTGTCCTTGATCATGTTGTTAGGAATGTTTGCCTCGGGTCCGTAATAGAGAGTATTAAGCTGATCGCCGCCAGATGTGTCGTTCGAATCCCAAGTCATCGAATGTGTGTGCTTTGGCATTTCTGGAACAGTCAGCGTGTGCTTATCCTCTCCAACGATTGCCGTGGACGTGGTCTTACCCATAACAGCAACCGCACCACTCGCAACAAACGCTCCAACACCGACCGGAAACCGAGCCTCAAACTCAGTGTCAACTTCCCACATCGGTCCGGTTGTGTTTGTTGCCGTAGCCGTTCCGTCGCCGCCATCGTACGAAAGAAGATCCGTGGTCGTTCCAACAAAGATGCGACGATCATAACCACTCGCTGCAACTATGTTTTTACGAAGCCATAAGCTTTGATCGTAAATCCACCAATTCCCATCCTGATCGAGCCAAGGGAAAATCCGGTTGTTAATCGCCGGATACGTCGGTCCAAAATTGAAGAACGAGTTTCCAATCGTGCTGTTGAACGTAGCCTGAGTGCCGCCGATGATATCGTTGGCCAACTTCTGGTAAGATGCAGGGCAATAATTTGCCGGAAGACTTGGAGCTGTAAGCGTGATGAGAGTTAGGTTTGGCATACTATTCCGATGTGTAGAGGAACGGGTTTACGTCGCAACCTTCAAGAGTTTTGCATCCTTCGAACACGAGGCACTCTCCGACCGCAGGTTCCTGAACGTCGTAAGCGTGAACTCGAATGCTCTTGATGCGACAATATCCAGTAATCGTGAGGCTCATCTGAACCTCGTACATGTTTCTTGTCGGTGTGCTGATGCTCAAATTGCACGGGATATCCGAAGGAGTCGGCAATCGCATCTTCGGCCTGTACTGGGGCTGGAAATTGGACAGCGGACAAACAGGCTGACACTGCAATGTTGCCGCGCATTCAGTCCAATCTGCCCACTCAATCCAACCGGGGTACTGGTCTGGCCGATACTCGATGTTAAACGAAACATCTCCGTCCAGCGAGTCGATGAAAATGTCGCCTGAATCAAGCCGCTTCAATCCAAACGGAAGCTCAAAATTGTAAGCGCGGGTTTGAACCAGCCACTGGATTTCCTTCTTACCGTCAGCAAGGTTGTTGTCAAACTTCTCAGTCTTGCTGATTTCCCAAATCTGAATGGTTCCATCAAGCCCACGAGCTATCGAGAAGCATCTGTCTCCATAGGCGTTCTCGGTTTTGAGAACCTGCAACACGTCAAGTCCGGTCCAGATTCCAGCCCACGCAGGAGGAAACTTTTTCCGCAGCGACGTAATCAGATCAAAATCAAGAACGACTAACGACTTGTGGACGACGCCCTCGGCATTGTACCGAGGCTGAGACGTCATCAGTAGTCGATTGTCGAACACGACAGCAGAACTGGCCCACAGCAGATCAGCCTGATCATTATCGATGATGTTCAGAACCTCGTTGCTGATGGGTGTATTTCCCCAATCGTTGAACGAGCGTCTGGCGATAATGAACGAGCGAACACCATCAACCGCACGATAGAACACATCACCGTTGACCGTGATGGCTGAACGCGCACCCAACGCTCCACTAGTCAGCAAGCTAATGGCCTGAATCGGATAGTTCAGATTCTTCCAGACATCACGATCAACCGGAGCGTTTATGCTGAAAACGTATCGTGGCGTGAAGATAAGAAGCGGTCCTTGCCCCAGCGACGTATCTGGATTGCCGGGGACGGCCATTGCTGTGATGCCTCCTGAATCCGACGGAACCGCAAAGTCACCGCCTTCATTGAGGAAGGTGTTCTCGGTTTCCTTGAGAACACTGGCTCGTGTACCGTCTCCATAAACAATGTCGGTTGCTCGAAATGAGAATCCATTTGCAAGAGCGTACCAGATACGTCCGTTGACGTAGGCCATTACTCTGCCGCACTTGATTTCATCGATGGTTGCGCGACGCAGGTTTGATCCGTTGAAGATCAGCGGTGCGCTCTGCCCATCTTGAATGACGACGAAGTTCTCGGCTTGAACCATCCATCCGTCGAGTATGTTCGATGGATTCTCAAGATCGGGCGTAGCCGAAAGGTTCTGAACGCTGTTTTGAAGGCAGTCGTAAAGCCACACTTTACCACTGATCAGCATCAGGATGAACGTCGAGCCATTGTCTCCGATGTACGGAAGCGCACACTGGAACACGCCGGTCAGTCCGCTTGAGCTGTAGCATTCTTCTGAGTATCCATCAGCCGTGACGTTCGTTTGATCCGCAGTGACGAGCGTGTTATCGGCGGTAATCGAAAGGCATGTTTGGTAATCCTTTTGGATGAAACCCGGTCGAGGAGAAACAAAGCTTTGCCGGAAGCTGGCATTCACCGCAAACGCCACCTGATTCTTGTCCACTTCAGACGGCATTACACCTGAGTCAACGCCACCCTCAAAGGTGACAGACCCATCCGTGTACCGCCGTGGTGCGCGTTCGCTCATGGTTTAAGCCTGAATCCGCTGGACAGAGAATGAGGAGCCGGTTACGACGTTGACTCCAAATCCAGAAGTTTGAATCAATATGTCGTAGTAATCAGTAATTACAGTAGCTTGATCTATATAAGAAAGTGAAACTGGAATCAAACTTTGAGGAGAAGCGTTTGTAGCGTTGAACTCCTGAGTCTGCAAAATATTGGAACCGTTCTTACGCAAGAACACAATTACGCTTGCAGTACCAGTGCTTCCAAGCAAGTTGAACAATGCATCAATCTTGTAGTACCCAGTGAATGGAGCGGTAAATCGACCAGTCGCAGCAGTAAATCCAGACGCGGTATCTATTCCTGCCCAAGATCCAGAAGGAAAATCGCCAAGGCTGAATGGGTTTTTAGTTGTTGCCGCTGCAATCAGGTTGTTGCCGGTCAGCCTCCGCGTAAACGTGACGTAGCTAAACGCTGCTCCGCTGGCCGTCGATGCGATGCTGATCGTGCCTGCACCCGGCGTAATCGTGATGTTCGATCCTGCGGTCAGACTTGCCACCGTGTATCCCGTTCCATTTCCAATGAGCAGTTGGCCATTGGTAGGTACGGTCGATAGGTTTGTTCCACCTTTTGCAACCGGCAACACGCCGCTGATGTCTCCCACTGGAACCGTTGCGACGGTCGATAGAAAACCAGATCCGCTCGACCCTTGAGTCTTGAGATAACCAGATGAAAACGAATTGAGCGCCGTTGCACTCGGAACCGATGCGTCGGGAGTTCGAACAATGTACGTC